TAATTACTCCGTTAGAGGCTGTCACGGCTGGTATGTATATAGACAGAGTGCGAAATGCACAGGCGTTAGAAAATGCTAATCCGCCTTCAGTGGCTGCACAGGTATTAAGCCCAGAACAACAGCAACCTCAACAGTCACAATTATCTCCTCAGTTAGCATCTAAAGGTATGGGGGGCACACCTCAAGCTGCACAAATGGTAGCTATGCAACAACAATATGCGCCTCGTGCGGGGGTTACCGGTATGGATAGAATTCCAGTAGATCCTAATATGATGCCTTCTGCTGCTGGTGGTGGCCTTGTGGCTTTTGCGACTGGAGATCTGGTTGAGGGTGGGTATGGCTACAATGGTCTAACTGCAGAAGATCAAGCTCGGTTAGCAAAAGCAAGAGCAATACCTGGTGGTGAACAAGTAGGAGTTTCAACAGTAGCTAGAGGACCTATGGCATTTTTAGGTGATATGCCAAACTTTAGGGATTTTTTAGAAAACTATACACCTCCTAATTCAGATCCTGATGCGGTGTATAAAGCCGCTGAAGAGCGTGTTAAAGCTGGTTTGCCAGGGGGTGTTGATGATGCTTATGCACAAACTGCAGCATTTTACTCTCCAGACGCTGTGCAAAAACGTAAACAAGAGATGTTAGATTTAGCAACCGAAAGAGCTGCGGAAGATCGTGCGGGTAACCTAATTATTGCTGGATCTGAAGCTGTTATAAACGCTCCAATTAGTACAGGTAACGTTGTCCAAGATTTTCTAATGGGAGCTGCTAAAGCGCTTGCTGGGTATGGAAAACTTGATGCACAAGGGAAAGCTGAAAAGCGTGCTTTGGAAGATAAAGTCAAAGGAATGGACGAAGAGGCTATGCTCAAGAATCTTTCAACCTTAAGTGAGCAACAAAAAAATATGCTAAAGACAAAAGAGCTAGCGTTAACGATTGGTGATAAACAACTTGAACGCGAAGCTAATGAAAAGGGTAAATTACTAACCGGGGCGTTTAGCGCTTATGTAGCTGCGCTCCAGAAAAACCCTAGTTTTAATACACAAGCAGCAGAAAACAAAGTAAAAAATCTTATTAACGTTTATAGAAGACAGGGTAGAAATGTTGATGACCCTGAAGTTTTTGCTGAAATTGTTGACAGAGCTTTTTCAGAAGTACTATACGCAAGCAGTTTAGCTAAGATGCCATTAAATCAACAAAAGCTGGAGATAGACGCCAACAAAAGAATATGGGATACGATTAACAAAAACATGGAGAGTTACGAGGATTTACAACCAGGCAACCCAGCTTGGGTTAATTTGACGACAGAACAACAAATTGCAGAAAGGCGCAAGGCGTTAAACGAAGAAGTTAGGATACAGTCTGAAATGACTGGACTGTCAGAAGCAGAAATATGGGCTAGAAAACCGCCTGGGTCAGAGTTTAAAACATACGAATCATTGCCAGAAGAAAGCTCTGAAAAAGGAGACTCTGAAAAAGGAAGCTCTAAAACAAGTAGAGCGCCTGGAGAAGGACAAAAAATAATTTATGGTGGTAAATCGTATACGGTGTTATCTGGAGGTCGGCTAGAAGATGAAAATGGTACGATATATGTAAAAAAGAATAATAAATTAGTACCTTTACAGTAAGAGGTTTGTATGGCACAACGGCAAGCTATGAATGTTGAGTCTTTAGACTTTCTGCCTGAATATGAAGAAGATAAAATACAAACTTTTGATTCTTTAGATTTCTTACCAGAATACGACGAAGAGCAAATACAAACTTTTGATTCTTTAGATTTCTTACCAGAATATGAAGAAGAGTCAAAAGCCGTTGTAGCTCCAGAAAAAAGACAAATTCAGCCTGTAGATCAAGGTGACGCGCTGTCGGCGTCTGAACTAGTAGCCCCAAAAGTAGTTTCACAAATCGAACCTAAAGTCGAGCCTGTACTAACCGAACCTAAAGTCGAGCCTGTACTAACTGATGAAAAAATTGAGCGGGAGCCTGTAAACATAATAGAAGCGCCATTAGTAACTGATGGTTACTCGCTTAAAGATTTAAAAGAAAAAGGGTTATGGCAAGAGCATGTAAGATCGCTAAAAGCTCTAGCAATGCAGGGATATAGTAGAGGTGAAGGACAAAAACCTGACGCAGACGGTAACACACGTATGACTAACCGACTGCTCTCGGAATCTGTGTTTGATTCATTACCTTTAGAACAAAGAAAAGCTCATATAGAGGCGCTGTCTAAACAAAAATATGATCCATCTAGAGTTGTTTCTGAGTCTGGACAATTAGGCGGTAATTTTGGTACTCCTAGTAGAGACTTAGAAAGAACGGATGCAAACCTAGCATCCAGAATATCAACAATGGAGGTCTACGATGAATCTGCTCTTAGACCTCGAACAAGAGAAGTTACACCTGGTCAATTAGATGTAATAGGTTTTGATACTTCTGCAGAGCCGAGATTACTAGACAGACCTAAGGTAGATGTAGGCGAAGCAGGTGCTAAAGCGCTTGAATCTACTACTAGATATTTCAAAAATATACCAAATCTTACACAGGCACAGATTGAATCTACTGTTGTTGGTAATGATCGGTTAGCTTTAGAACTTTACGAGTTTATAGACCAAGGTGGTAATGTACGTGATTTTGTGCAGAAAACTATGCTGGCTAGAAAGAGCGTAGAGGAAGAGTCTCCTGAGTTAGCAGAAAAAAGAAAAACAGTTCCCTACGGCCCACGTTCAGGTAGGGCGCCAATGATGGGAGAGACAGCCGGTTTATCCGATAAGGAAGAATATATTAATCTGATCGGTAGAGAATATGCGGATGGATCCCCCGCTAAAAGAGCGCAATTAAGGGTAGCAGCAAGTAGTCGTATAGAAAAAAATATGGCTACATTGCGAGAGTTACAACCAAAAATAGAAAAATATTTTAAGTTACAAAGTGAAACTAGAGAAGGTATCCCTAAGTTATCTGATGCTAAAAATATTAACGATGTAATAAATACATTAACGTTCTATACAGCTTCCGGGTTGGAGACTGTATTACCTATCGTAGTCGCTGGTGCTGCTGCAAAACGACCAGGCGCCATAGGAGCCGCGCTTCCAATAAACTTCTCGGCTAATGTAAGTCAACGTTTTAACCATTTAATGCAAGTATTTCAGGGGCTTGAAACAACAGAAGAAAAAGCCGAAGCAATGGTTAAGTACTTGGATGCAACTAGGGACGATACGTTAAGGGCTGCTATCACTGATTCGTTTTTAGATTCTTTCTTAGGACCAGTCGGGCAAGCAGTAAAAGGCAAATTACTAAAACCAGCAGCGGTTGGAGTAAAAGGAAAAGCTAAAGAAATAGTGAAGAGCGGGGTCCAAGAAGGAACTACCGAAGCGTTGCAAGAAATTAATCAAATTGCTACTGCTATAAAACTTAGAGAAAAGAAAGGCCCGGTGTTTACTAAACAAAATATTATGGACGCCGCAGAAATGTGGGTGGCTGGTGCGGCTACGGCTAGCGTATTTAAGGGTATAGAGCTTGGTACCGGACAGGCCATACGTAATGGGTATGAAGCGTATAAAGATTCACGAGTTAAAGGTGTAATAGATAGCATATTTGAAAAACTACATCCAAAAGAACAAGAGTTTATTCGAGCACAAGAAAACGAAGGGACTAGCCCCAGTGATTCATTAGAGTTGGTGCAACTTAACTGGGGGCAAAACAAAGATCCTGTGCGTGTGATGGACCCGGATGGAAACGAATTTGCAAACGCAACGGGCGCTGAAAATGCTATAGATATTACTGAGTTTGTAAATGAAGACCGCAAACTAGTACAAGAAACTGAAGACGGGGTTTACAACGAACAGGAATCTACAGACATTGCTAACAGAGCTTGGGTGTTAATTGACCAAGAAGGTATGTCTGGAGCCGCCGCTTTTAAACAAGCTAAAGATGAACTTCAAGCTAACCGTACTCTAGAAGAGGATATGGCTAAACAAGAAGAAGATCGGTTAGCTAAACAAAATCTTAATCCTCCTCCTGGCGGGGCTAAAACATTAGACGAAATCGCTGCGGAACTAGAAGCAGAGGAAATGAGTCCCCCAGAAGACGGTGAAACCATGTCTATAGACGAAATAGTTGCAGACATGGACGCAAGGAGAGCAGCGGAGCAAGTAAGTGCTAATGAAGCTGAATCGTCAGAGGATGTAGAAGCTACGGATCCAGAAAATATTCCTACTCCTAGTGAGGACAGACAGCAAGCTGTTAACAATGTAATAGATGCAGATACAGAGTATGAAAAAAATTCTGGTGGGCCAAACTCTACAGATTTTGGACAATATTCTCTTATAGATTTATGGAGAAGAGTAAACCTGCTACAGGATGTAAGAAACCAAAGTAACGACAGAAAAGTACTGTTTGAAAATATACATAGAATTCCAGCAAAAGCGTGGAAGCCCGTACTTCCTAGCCTACCAACAAGAGATCTACATAGATTATTTAAAAGAAACACCAGAGGTGTATTAGATTTTACTAACGGGGTAGATGAAGATCATATTGAAAATATATTTCAAGGTGTGAGAGATATATCAGCAGAACAAGGACAAATAATCAGAAAGTATGCGCCATTAATAGATTTATGGAGTGACTTTAATAAAAAGTCCAGAGTAACTACTTTAGACCGTATGGGCGGTACTAAACTACAACAAAGTAGAGCCATACAACTTGCAAAAATAATGAACTATGCGACTAGGATAGGAATTGATCCTACTAGACAAAGTTTAGAAGCTGCTTTAACGCCTACAGTAGATGCAGATACAGGTGAAGTATTAACTGATCCTACTTTAATAAAGTTGTTAACAGAACAACGAGCTGCGGTAGCTAACCCACAGATTACGGATGCGACAATAAGTTCAATTAACAAGGATATAGCTCAACGCAAGCAAGATATTACTCAGCTGTACGATCAATGGAAAGATTTAATGGACAGCCCGTATGGGCAACAAGCTAGAGAAATATTTAACCGCACTAGAGATGCTTACTTAGATATAGCTAATACCTATGAGGGGGTATTGATAGACAACATAAAAGGGTTGAATTTAAAGGCTGCGGATGAGTTGGATTTAGTACGTCGCATACAGGAAAGATGGACTGAAATGAGGCAAAGCATACCTTTGTATTTCCAGCTTGGTAGACGAGGAGATTATTACATAAGCATACCTAAAGCATTAGGGCGACGTGGGGGACGTGCTCTTAAAGGGTATAAAGAGCCTGGCACTAGAGGTACTATATTCCTAGATAGCGAAACAGAAATGAAAGATCTTCTTACTTTCATAGGAGAGCAATTTGATGTTGATTTAACAAATAGTAATGAAATAACCAGTGGTTATACAAAAGACATAGACTTTCAAAAAGAATTAGGTAGCTCAGATGGACTTATAAGAAATATATTTGAAGCTATAGATGATGCCGATTTAGGTGCCAACACAACGGAATATAAAAACAAATTAAAAGAATCAGTTGGGCAAATATGGTTGCAAACTCTACCCTCTAGCAATATAAAAATGATGATGGGTGCTAGGAGAAAAGGCACATACGGAGAAGGCTACGAAGCGTTATCTAATTTTGCAGATACCTTAAAATCTGTAGCGAACCAGCTACCAAGGGTTAGGAATGGAAACAAGTTAAGGAGGCAAGTAACAGCTGCGAGAGCACAAGTACAAAACTTACCTAAACAATTAAAGCTTGATTTAATAATAGACGAGATAGAGAAGAGAGTTAATCTTGAAATGTCTCCTCCTAATAGCGCTGCTATGCGTATTGTTGGTGGGCTTAATAAACTTACATACGCATATTTATTATCGCTTCCAAAATCAGCAATGATACAGCTAATACAGTTTCCGCTAGTAATGGCGCCAACCCTTAATGCGTTTTTTGCAAAAGACGTAGGTTATTTTGAAGTAAAAAGAACAGTATTAGACTACTTGCGTCTACCTTCTAAATTAGGTGTATTAAATACTTTATTCGACGCATCGTCTGGCACTTTTAAATTGCCGAGCGTTATTGAATCTGATTATTTAAATGGTACTGGGCCTGGTTCTTTCTATTACAGAATGCTAAAGGAAGCGGGGGCGTGGAATGTTAATGCTGAAAGCGAAGCTAAACAAGCTCAGATGTTTATGAAAGAGGCTTGGATGGCGGCGGATAGAGCTGGGCTATTCTCACAAACTTTTGCCTCTGATATAGGAGGTTTAGAAGAAATAGGAGGAGTGTACAAATCAGGTTTAATACCGGGGTTGAACCGAGGAAAAGAAGCGGCGTTTAAATTTTTAACGGGCCTATTCAATGTAATGGAACGTATAAATAGAGAAATAAGTTTCATGGCTGCATCTGAGTTAGCATATAAACAAGCTAGGAATAGAGGGTTAGTAGGCCCAGAAAGATTTGAAACCGCCATAGCTAACGCATTTGAAGCTACTAGAGAAGGCGCAATAGATTTTACATCCTTTAATAAACCTAGACTGATGCGAGAGACAGCCGCAGGGGTTAGCATTCTTCAGTTTGCTAATTACAGCATAAACATGAATTCTATAATCACTAGAAATAGTTATAGATTTTTATCTTTATTAGATAAATCTTACACTCCACGAGAACGTGTTCAAGCTTTAGAAACTGTTTTAAATGTACAGGTAGGCACTATCCTTACATCTGGCGTAAAAAACCCATATGGTGCAATTATTTTAACGCCATTAATAATTGGTGGCATGATCGCATTAGTAAAAGCTCTGAGTGATAAAGACGAAGAGTACCAAAAACGCATGGCGGGTAGAAAAAACCGTTTAGAAGAACTGCGAAAAATAAGAGATGAGTACAACAGATGGTTTGCATTGCCGGACAAACTTAGAATGAAGCTAAAAAGACCAAGAATGCTAACTTCAGCGGAGGATCTTGAGCTTATAAAATTAGATGCCGCCGACACAGCAAATGTATGGAGAGAGGCAATGAAAAAGCATCCCTTATACAACGGCTGGAGAAAGTTCTTTAATTGGCGTACATACGCAAGAGATATAACTATTCCAGAACTTGTGGGTACTAACGGATTGGCTACTAATTATTTTAATCTTGGAGAAGATACTGCAGCGACAATAAGAAGGCTATTTAACTCCGGTGTGCCTTCAATATATGGAGCTGATATAAGTAGAAACACATCGTTAAATAATTTATTTTTAAGTGAGCTACCGGATGACCCGGATCCAAGTTTTGTGGATATGGGTAATAATTTATTACAGAGTTTCAATCTACTTCCTAGTAGTAGTACGCTTCAATATATATACAAAGTAGGAAAAAATGCATACGACAGAAATGTATTTAAAACATTACAAGCTCTACCAAAAGGTTTTAGCGCACCGTCACAACAAATATATCTAGATCAATTTGGGGCGGTCGACTACGAAGGTATGCCGCTTAAAGATTACGGCCCAATGTATTATACCGCAGGGAAACTTTCATTAGGTGGTTTAGGATTTAGTGACCAAGATGTAGCAGAGCTACAACAGTTTAACTTTACCAAAAGGCAATTTATACAGGTCGTTAACAAAGATAGACAAGATATTATTAATAAATATAAAAAAGCGGTTCAGAACATATGGGTAGAAAAACAAGGTAGGCTCCCAAAGATCAATGTAAAAAGAAACTTGCAAGAGTTTACCGAAGTTGTACAGGAGATAGGAAATTTCGATGTAATTTATTCTAAACTACCTGAAATTACACCAATACGACGAAGTCTAAAAAAGATATATGATGCCAAACAACAAAAGGCTTTTGTAAAGTTTGTAACTAACGGTGTACTTGATACTTCTGAAAAAAATGCAGCGCAAGCTATAGCAGAATTGCAACACGCCAAACAGGCACTCCCATTTTTATTTAGTGAAAAACTGCAGAAAGAGACGGAACAAGAGTTTGAATTACTACAACGTAAAATATCATTACGCCATAAGGATCAAGTTGTAAAAAGACGTAAAGAATTAAATAAAAAAATAGAAGAACTTGATGAAACAAGTACCGAAATAGAGTTTGATGACATTCTAGAAGATGAGTAAAGAAAACCCCCTAGCTTTCACCAGGGGGTCTCCGAGGAGGACAGAAGGAGCGACTCTTCTTTGTGTCCGAGACTGCTAAGTAGGGAGCAATCTGGTCTTAGTTTACCTATAATTTCCAGATTCGTAAACCCTTCACACCATCTTCAATAACCACCTTAAATAAAACCTTATATTTCAAGCGGTTAGTTACTTTAAGTATAGTGCGTTTGGCTTGCACGGTATCTAAACAGGGTATAAAAAACGATGTACCCCGCTTAAAATTTGACCAGTTAATGTCATAGTGTACTTTCTCTACCTGCATCTTCTTCGTCCATCATACCCTGTACCATGTCATTATTAGACATATCAAAACGTAAACAATGGACAGCTGGAGTAGTTACCTTCATACCCTTAGACAGACGTTTGTTCTGAGAACCGACAAAAAAGCCCTCATCAGATAAGGTTTTGATTATATTTTTGTAGTGTATCTGGTTTTCTGCACAGTACTTTTTGAAGTGCTTAGTTACTATATACACTTGGTTAGTGTCTGGTTCCGTACGAATATATAACTCCTTAGTAGGCTCTCTTCTAGGTAAAGCTGGCTGACCACTACGTCTATCAACTCCATCATCACAGATCAACATATGATTAATGTAAGTATTTAGATAGTCACCAACAACAGATGCGCCACTTGTAGCTGGCGGTTTAACATCTTTACGCAATTCATTCAGTAGATGGCAACTCCAGTCGTATATACGTTGCATATGCCAATCAATCAGACCTACCCTTTTAGCTACCATACCCCCTGCTATATTAGATGCAATCACACCAGACCAGAATCTTTCACGTTGAGTAAGATGTAGTTCGTTATCCATCTTAGCCTGCACTCCTAGCACTAACTCCTTAACTTCTTCCATATTACGTATAAGATATTGTGCATAAGGTACTCCAGCGTGTCCGAAGTTGTGCATTAAGTCCCTGTCAAAAGCCTGACGTCCTACATCAACATCTATAACTGTATCTGGTTCAATACTATATTCTAAGATACGAGCAAGCTCTCCATCAGGCGCCGCCTTTAACATAGCTAATTTGTCATAGAAAGAAGCGTTTGATGTGGTAACTGCAATGAGTTGCCAGAATGTGTTATTCGCCATTAGTTGCGAGCTAGCTGTCAGACGATCTTTACCTCTACCCTGCGATACTCCATATACAAAGTTAGAGAATAGGTTTGCTGGCAAGTTGGTAATCTCGTCTTGAGAAAAACATATATTGTTGAACACCCCTAACTTATGGTAAAGAGCGTTATGTGTATCGCCGGGGTTTCCACATAAATATTTAGAATGCCCAAACACGCTATTAATCATGTGAATAATGGTAGATTTACCTGTACCCGATCCGCTATGCACTAGATTAATTATGGCTCCACTCTGCCCAGTAAATCTAAACAAAGGTGAACCGAAAGCACTCAACGCGGCGAATGCTCTTGGCTCCATGCCTTCTTTGCCGTATAAATTAAATATATCTCGCCACTTATCAAGCGTTCCTAACGTATAAAAACGAGGAGCTACTTCTTCAGTAGCCTTAGATGGTGGGCTGTGGTATACGTTATCTGCCGTAACCTCTCTGTTACCCATTATAAATTTGCTGTCGTTATCCGCCCAGCCGAATTGTTTTCTCATAATCTCTGCCTTTTTTGTATATTGCAAGTTCTTAGTAGCAGTGGCTATGTACATCGCAACAGCATCTGCCTTCTTTCTTCCTATAGTTATAACTCCATTTCTAGACAGCACCGCAGCTAAATCTGAGAGCTTAGACATACAAGCAGTTTCTACAACGAACTCTCTAATCCCGTCAGTTGGTAGGTGAACTTTAACAACGATCATGTCTCCATAGTCTTTGTCGTACATCCTCTTAAATACGTACAAGTCGTGCTCGTAAATACATACAGGAGCTTCACCTTCTTCTATCGGACTGATGTATACTCCGCCGGTCTTTCCCCTAAAATATGGATCTGGATACTTAGGAATAATATGGACTTCATCTTCTTTCCCGCTGTCATCTCCGCTCACTACTACGGTGTTATCTTCCTCATTCGCTTCTAGTACCTCTCTACCTAGCGAAATTGGAGACTTGATGCGACCCTTGTGGGGGCAACCTTCACACCCACCAGAGTTATGCTTCTCAAATTCAGCGCACCCATGCGGCCCTTTAATATGCTCTATCTTCTCTTCAGTAGTAGCAGGGTCGTAGTCTGGATGCCCTTGCGATAGCTTATGTATGGCTGTATCTCTATCTCCGCAAAACTTAGCGATAGACAAAGCATTAAACCATCTAGGCTCCGAAAGGTTCGCACGATCTTCATAACAACTAATTAACTGCCTACACCCAGCTTCGCCGCGTACCATTATTTTTCTAAAGCTAGACATATGGTTAGCCGCTAGAGCTTTTGCCATTTCTGACATTTCTCTTTTTGGTGCTGGTTCAACACCTACCTTTACATTTAGTATCTTATGTAGATCAAATATGGATGTGGGTTCTGCCTCCTCTAATATGGTTACTTCTTTTGGTGGAGTATCTTTAAAGTTAAATGTTCCCGGTATTCTCAACACTCTATTGGCATCAAACACAGCGGGGTCGGCATAAAAGTTATGGGTTACACATAGGTCACGTAGCCGCCTAGCAACAGGTTCCCATTCCTCTCGGGTTACTTCTTCAATCAAAGGCCAGTATGCGTGTATACCGCGCCCTGAATTAACCACGATGGGATTAGGTAATCCTATCTTTTCACAGAAGTCTTTAAGTGCTTGCAATCCGGTGTCTTGGTCAATATAACCATCCGGCTTTCCAGTCTTATCATCAACTACTGCTTTAGCTTCTCCACAATCTATATCTACCCAAAAAGACTTGAGTAAGTGGACGTTTTCTTTTCTTCGACTGTCACCTGTTTCAAACTTAGCAACGCCAAAGAATACATTCCAACTACCAGCAACAAGATCCTCAACAAGTTTATCTACCTCCTCTCGTGTCTCTACTAGATGTTGCCGTATCTCCTCACCTTTTATACCTAATACGCAAAACCATCCCGTAGACGGCTGTACTGTATTAAGTAAATCCATAGTCGCTCTCTTAGTTTATGAGGTTAATAAAATTTTCTACACGCTGTACAAGTGTAGGTCTAGGTGAAGTAGTGCCAATAAACCAGTTATAAACCGTTTGCCTACTTACACCTAACTTAGTAGCTACTGAAGAAACTGGCACATCATGTTGTATACACAGTTTCCCCAGCCGTACACCTAACAGCTTGCGGTCAGCGGCTTTGTTTAGCTGTATTAACCGTATGCTGTAGCCATAACCCATTATTCATCCAACCATTCATCAACTACAGAAGCCGCGTCTTTCTTAGGTTTTGGGGCTTCTTCAGTCGCTTTCTTGGATGGACGAACTTGCGGTTCTTCTATTTCTTCCTCTTCTTCTGGCTCATCAGCGCGTTCAGCTTTTGGTAGTTTTTTAACGCCGTCAGTCTGTGCCACCGTAATAGTGGTATACATTTTAGTTTCAGGTTTTGTTCTAGCTTCTTCTAACAACGCAAACTCATCGTCGTTTATATTGCGAACTGGAGTAAATACAAGCTCCATCGTGTCAGCGTTTGTATCAAAAGCAACATTTGTAACTACGTTATCAACAGACTCTCCGTTTGCTAACAAGAACTTAACGTAAGCCTCAAATGGATGTGAATTACCCGTACCTTTTCCAAACAAAGATTTAGCTGGAATATTGAACTGGTACACATCGCCGCTTGGATCGCCAGCTAGCATTACTGATACTCGTCTTTGATATCTACAAGCTCTACCACCACCCTCACCAGAACCTTTTATATTCTGTGGACAATTCAAACAACTAGCACTCTGCTTATCCCCTGCGGCGGCTTCTGGTTTGTCACCAAGATTTGACCAGCAGTTAGGTAGCGTTGCTTCTTTGTTTGGGTCAAACTTTTCCTTGTAAAAGATACGAGATACTTTAGGAAGTGCATGCACGATAATCACATCGAGTTCGCCACGCACAGCTTTACCAATCTGCTCACCATTAATAATTCGTTTGAATGTACCGTTGGTGTTAGTTTGAATACGTCTATTTGTAGAACTAGTGTTACTCAAGAATGACTTAGCTAAGTCACTAAGCTCTCGTTTGCCAGTATTTGCTACGGCTGTTTGGTCTTTAAAAATTGCTACGTTTCCCATGTGTTCTCCTTAAGATTTAGTAGTGGGTTTTCTAACTGCTATTTTGTAACTGCTATTACATTGAAGTCCGATAGGCAACTTGTCAGGGTTCTCATCAAGAAATTGTTTCATGTTTCTTTGATTTAAACGCAACTCAAGTAAATGAAGCGCATCATTGTCTTTAATAAAAGAGTGCATAGAATCCCAGTCACTAGTCCAATACCTAGAGCTGACTCTACGCATGATGGTGCCTTCTTTAGTTTTTACGCTATCTACGTTTTGGGCATTGCAGAACTCTAAGAGCTTTTCGCTGATGGTATCCATCTGCTCTTTCAAATTCTCAATATCTTCTTTGTGTTGTGCTTCTTTTTCGGATATAACATCTCTGATCTTTCGGTATGCACGTACGTACGCCTCTAGATCATACTTCTCGTCGCTCATACTGACCTCCTAGTTTTTACGAACTTCTAAGTTTACCACTCTCCTTTACATTGTCAAACATTATTGTTCAATTTCTTGTCTGTACAAATCAATAATTTGTGCGTGGGTTCCTATTTTGCTTTGCAACATTGAGTACAGTCGACTCTCGGTTTCGCTACCCTTTATATGCACTATGGTCATAGGGTTCTTTTGGCCGGGTCTGTCAATACGTGCATTAGCTTGTAGGTAAGTTTCTACACTAGTGACCGGGGCGTACCAGATTATTGTATTTGCGGCAGTAAGTGTAAGCCCGTGCGACGCTGCTTGTGGCTGAATAATAAGTACGTGCGGGTCGCTTTGAGTTTGAAATCTTTTAATTATGTCTGCTCTTTTATTGACTGGAACTTTTCCATTGATTACGTCACAGGTTATTTTATTTTTATCGAGCTGACTTTTAAGTAGCTCTATGGTGTGCGTAAAGGGCACGAAAACCAGTACTTTATGAGATGATTCTTCTATTACCTCGAGTATGACGTTGATACGATTAGATACATCAAATTCTACAACCTCTTTAGTATCCGAATAGACCGCACCACCTGATATCTGGAGCAACTTATTTAAGTTTGTTGCCGCGTTTACTGCGGATATTTGTTCACCGCCCGCTTCCATAATCATGCGCTTCTTCAGTAGGTCATAGTACTTCTGTTGTTGTGGTGTAAGTGGGGCGTCACGTTCTACATAAGTAACGTCTGGCAAATCTAAGCATTGACTTTTTTCAAACCGTATGGCTGGTTGTAATATCTTGTGTACTATGTCCTTCGCTTTAGCTTTTGGAACCCATTTGAATTGAGACACCTTGTACATGACTTGATCTCTGAACTGTCCATAGAATTTAGGCGTACCATTTGGGTTTACTAATTTAGCTAGTCCATAAGCATCAAGTGGAGACTGTGCTGCTGGCGTACCAGTAAGCATCCAAAGCCAGGGGGTTTTGGCAACTAAATCTCTAAGTATCTTCCAACGATTAGTTTGTGGGTTTTTATACGCATTGGCTTCATCCACTACAATCAGATCAAACCCACCATTTGCTATCTCTTGCTCAACCACTCCGACACCATCGAAGTTAATGATTACAAAGTTTGCCCCTGACGCTATTATTTTTCTTCTAGTGTTAGCCTCTCCATGAGCTACACTACAACTACGGTGCATAGCAAACTTAAATAAGTCCTCTTGCCATGCCGACTTCATAATTGATAGGGGGCATATGACCAGCACTCGCTTTATAAACCCTAGCTTCATCAGGTAATCAGCCGCCCATATAACAGATGCTGTCTTACCAGTACCTTGCTCGTTAAAACAAAATGCTTTCTTGTTAAGGGTTAGAAAAGATGCTGTGTCACGCTGATGGCTATACGGAGCAAATTTACCTGTCCATTCGTAGTCCCGTTTTATTGGTGACGGCACATCTCTTATACGTAACCTTGCTAATTCTTGAGCCTCTTCAAACCCCCATTTGACGGCTACATTAAATATATCCCCCTCCTGATCTATTATTTTGCTTTTTTCTATCCTCTCTGTGACTAATTGTGGCCTTCTTGTTCTTATTAATAATGCTTTATCGTTTATTATTTCCACGCCGTCGCCTTTCTCGTGGGCTAGTCTCTGACACTAGTCCCTTCTTACTATTTCTGTCGAAAGAGCGATTTGCAGATGCGGTAGTGACTCTGGTTCCATCACCATTATTTCCACCTTTTGATATAGCTTTATTATGTGCTACGTCTTTACCGTCGCCCTTTACTACCCTTCCTCTTTTCAAAGCCTTGCGCCGAGCCGCATTACGCATAGCTCGGTTTTTCTTTTGTTCTTCCTTACCCTGATAGGTGTCGTATTCCTTCCGGTAATTTCTAGCCATAATCCTATCCTCAATTTTTAGGGTTATGTTCACATGATACCACAGGACAGAATCTACACAATGGGCCAGTAACAGCGTTCCAAACGTCTGTTTTTTCAGCCATTTCTAGCCTATCTAACGTGGTATCAAACACTCCAAAATATCTAGCCATATCCTCAACATAATGGTCTTTCTTTATGACCTCATTGCTAACCAAAAATATTAACGCTGATCTAACCTTTTTAACCTCTGGGAAATACACAAATAAAGCGGCGGCTACTAAATCCAACTGTTTTGTGTCCGCATACTTGGCGTTCTTGCTGGTTTTATAGTCTATGGAGTAAGCTGTGTCACCACTCACAATTACTAAGTCAGCTATTCCCCGCCACCAAGTGTCCTTATCAAAAAAGCCACAAGGTGCATATCCATCACCAGTCTTTTTTACCCCCATTCTAAATTCTGTGTGCTTCTCTCCTTCTTTCTCGCCAAGTCGCTCAACAACTCCGCGTATGTAAGCAAATTTCTCTGGTATATCTACACCATTTTTTATGTATTTTTCAGCCGCAGTATGTACCTGTTGCCCATAAATGGTTGCTTCACTACCAGTATCTTTAACATCCTTTAGCACCTTTAAGTGATAATACTTCTTCGGGCACGACTCGAATGTTTTGATTGAGGAATAAGACCATGCTGTCATAACGTTCCTTCATA